AGCGTCAGATGTGTATAAGAGACAGCAACGGTACTGTCATTCGCCGGGCCGATCAAGCGAATGCTCAAGCAAATCCTTCCGCCGGGCGACTGGCTCGGAGAAAAAAAGGAGGACCAGCTTCCCGACTTCCCGAAAGGGGTAACGCCTCGCGTCCTGCTACAGTCGCTCGGCACGGCGTGGGGCCGGAATATCGATTCGGACATATGGGTTATTCCGGCGATGCGGGAGGCCAAGTATTTCATGCAGGCGGAAGGGCGAGTAATCTTCGACGACGTTCGCTTCGCAAACGAGGCCGTGGCCATCCGGAACGCCGGCGGGAAGGTCTACCGGGTAAGCCGAAAGGGATTTGAAGTATCAACGGACGACCACATATCGGAACTCGGCCTGCCGGCTGAACTGATCGACGGGGAGATTGAATTATGACCGACCCAGACTTTAGCCACGAAGATGACCCGGACGACGTAAAGCAGGACTGGCTCGACCGCCAAGCCCGCGAGGGCTGGACGACCTGCCGAGTCTGCGGGACTACTCTACATGACGATGACATAGCGGAAGGAACGAGCTGCCTTTGCCCGGACGATGAAACTGAATAGCCAGTATATTAATTTCTTAAAGGGATATCAGAAGGACGGCTTCCACGAGTTCACGCTGTCTTTTACCCTCCAAGTCGCCCGAGTCTTATCCGACTTTGACGAGGCATACGCCTACTGCGAAAAGATACTGGCTAAAGTCAGCCGCCGCCCGCTTCAGACGGCGGAGCTGACGAACGCTCTGGTTGGGGCTTATGAGCGAATCGCTCGCGGCGACGTCGGGCGAGGGCCGCGCCGGGAGACGGTCGAGGCTACTGGCGACGTAGCAAAACACTACGGCAAGGCTGGCTCGGTCGAGATGCTGAAGGTAAAATCTTGTCAGGACTTCCTCTATGGCGACAAAACCGGCGAACTCCTGCTCGACCTGTTCGAGCCTGACGAATGGATTAGCATCGCCAAAAACGCCTTCGACTCAGCCGGTTCGGTAAAGACTGCCCTCGAATGGTCGGCCTGTCCGGACCTATCCGAGTATCAATTCATTTGCCCGAACGTCTTCAAGCCGCAGGCCGACTCCAGAAGGGCCGTCCACGCCGCAGGCTGGCGTTACATGGTCCACGAAATGGACGATGCCGGCGTAGACTTCGACCAGCAGGTAGGCCCGATCCTAGCCCTCGGGAAAATCCTTCCCCTGAAGCTCGTTACGTTCTCCGCCGGCAAATCGCTTCATGCATGGTACTCGCTTGCCGGCCAGCCCCACAAAGCTCGCGAGTTTCTGGATGCCTCCCAAAGGCTAGGCGGCGATCCGGCCTTCGAGCGATTCACTCAGCTTTCACGCCTGCCCGGCGGCTTTCGCCCCGGCAAAGGCCCTCAATCCATCCTTTATCATTCCCTCCTTAATGAAGCTTCCGCCGAACCATGAGCTATACGAGGCGATAAATTACGCCATCGCTAATCCTCCCGTCCCCAGCCAGACAGGCCAGCCGCAGGCCGATCAGACCTATACCGAGCAGACGCCCTACGTCGCGAAGCCCTCGGACATACCGGCTGCCACGAAGCCTTTGCCGGAGATATGGGACTGGGCTAGGATCATGGAGGAAGCCGCCAAGCCCGGCCCCCCGGAAATCCTGAAAGACCTGCTCTGGAAAGGATGCAGAATGTCCGTAGAAGGCTCGTCCAAGGCCGGCAAGACGTGGACCCTGTTGAACCTCGGCCTAGCCGCCGCCCAAGGCACGAACTGGCTGGGCATCGACGTCATAAAGCCATGCCGAGTTCTCTATATGGATTTTGAAATGATAGGCTGGATGGCGGCGAACCGGATAAGATATATCTCCGAATCCCTGCGGACGGGAGAGCAGGAGAATTTCCAATACTGGCCACTTCGCGGCTCCTGCTACGAGTTCGCCCGCCTGAAGGAGCATTTGCTAGTCTCCGGCCAGCGGCAGTCTTACGACCTAGTAATAGTCGATCCTTTCTACAAGGCCGCCGTAGGGCAGGACGAGAACTCGGTCGGCGAAGTCATGATGATCCTTCAGGAGATCGAACGCTTCTCCGAGGAAACGGAAACGGCCATAGTCTATGCCCATCACTACTCGAAAGGGAACAAGTCGGACGTCGACGCCCTCGACCGGGCATCCGGATCAGGAGCATTCGCCCGCGATCCGGATGCCAAGGTAATGCTCACTCGCCACATGGAGGACGACTGCCTGACCGTAGAGCCGCTCTCCCGGTACGCCGCCAGCCCGCCCTCCATCGTCGTAGAGACGACCTTCCCGACTTTCAAGCAGAGGAACGACCTCGATCCCGACGACCTCTACAACCCGGCCAAGCTGGAGGCATACGAGCGGAAGCGGGACGGCGCGAAGCCCGGAGCCTCCGAAGGCCAGCCTTTCTAGTAAATCCTGCCCGGCCCTCCGGAATTGCAAGGAAGCCCGCGAGTCTTCGGACTCCCGGCTCTCCGGCCTGCCGGCTGACCGGTTCTCCCTGCCCCCCGGATGTCCATCCCGGCTATAACGCACTGCGTCATGCCTGCCGGCTGCCCGGTTCTCCCTGCCATCCAGTCGATCCGGATGTCCGGGCATGGCTCGCCCTCCGGGCTTCGCACAGGCTTTCTCCGGCTATTCTCCAGTCTTCCTTTTTTACCAGTCAATCACGGCATACCCAGTGCCTGCCGGTAGGACGTTGAGACGTTGTGGACCCTCTAAGGAGGCCACAACGTTTTGTCGAGACGGCCTTTGCCTACAGAGCCGGCCTTGTAGGAGGCAGCAGGCTGGCCTGGTATGACCGGGATTGCCGGTAGGGCAGGTAAGTGAATTTTACTTCTATATGGTCATCCGTCAAGCCCCTAATTCGCTTTCCCTGTATACGCCTACTCGGCAGACAGGCACTCGCTTCTGCCGGCTTGCCGGCTCGTCCCGCAATACGAACTACCATTGCCAAAGACATACATAACGAAACAACTGAACTCTCAAGACATCGCTCCGCCAAGAGCAGGGAGTTGCCGGCGGACCATGCATTTATTTGGCCGGACTGCAATTGGACATGTACGGGAAAGCGTACGCCTGTCCACCAGAAACTATATAGGCGCACACTTAAAAAGGCGCGCGCCTATATAGTTTGCCAGACCCGGTTAGATCAGCTCGCCGGCCTCGTCCTTGCGTTCCAGCTCTTCGTCGAGGCTTTCCAGCTCCTCCTCGGAAAGCCGGAAGTATTGCCCGATATCACGCCTATGGAAGGATAGGGCATGTTTAGCTATGCTCAATAGGAATTTGTTCAGTTCGTCTTCGTCCATAATGTTTTAAAGGTAATAGGTTTATCGTTTTCCGGAAATAAATTCAGACCCGGTCAGGACTCGGCAGGCTCAACAGGCTCCGCCGGGTCTGCCGGGTCTGCCGGCACAAGCCCATCGATCACTTGGCCGATACTCTCCGACTTCAGCTTCGCCTGCTCACGCAGGTAGGCATCGGTCAGAGGATCGATACTTGCCGTCAGGTGGACTCGAAGAGCGCCTTGCCGGCTTGCCGGGCGGCCTGTCTGGTTCGGGCGGCGTCCGCCCCATGATGGTTTGTCTTTTGGCATTAGTTGGATTCCTTTCGTTTAAATCATGTACCCGTCATCGTAAAAGGCGTTGTCGGCAAGAAACTCTTTAACGTATGCAAGCGCATCGTCTTTAGATTCTTGGGCTGACAAGTTTCCCTGTACCCAGTCGCATCGAGCCACGAAGGTCGGTTTAGCGTATCTTTTGCCTTTGCCTCTAAACCAAACCTTTATTCCTTTGCCGCCACAGCATGAGCCATGACTCTTTTTGCCAAGCTCGGCCCATTTTCGATGCCATATCTCTTCCGCCTGCTCTCCGATCTTAATAGCCTCCTCCCTGTCGCTCTCTTCCAGAGCGAGGACTGGCTTTTCATCGTCTTTATGTCGTTTGGTCAGTTTCATTAGGCGGATTCCTCCTGTTTGATGGCTCGAACATGAGAGTCTACGATCCCGCCAATGCGCTGCCCTCTAAGAATGTTTTCGGCTAATCTGGAATCTTTGCTCTTCTCCAAGTGCATCAGATTCGCATTAGCCACGTCTGCCCTCAGTCGGTCAATGATAATGTCCTTGTGCCGGGCTAGGACTTCGATCTCGGCGATTGCCTCGGCGAGCTGCTCGCCTTGGATTTGGAATAATTTAGCTTCGTTCATAGTTCTTGGGTTTAGTGGGTTTAGTTATGCTGCTGATCTGAACTCCACTCGTATAGAGTCGATGCTCGCACCATTGGCTATTGCGAATTGAAAAAGGGAATCGGCAGAGGCTTTAGAGGAAAATACAAATTTCCCGTCAATATAAAGACCTCGCTCGCCACATTTGTGGTGGTTGTGGAGTTTGAATTTTGTGTCTGTCATGCCTACACCATCTTGCATTTCTGCCAATAAAGCAAGAGCCAATTTACATTTAGCTCTGTAGCCAGCATAAACACTACGACTTTGAGCTAACTTTTCTTTCCGCCGTTCGACGGCTCGGAAGGCATCTCGACCTTTTCCGGCTCTTTTACGTCCACCACTTCAGCCTCGATCACCTCGGCCTTCTTCATTTCGTCCAGCTCGGCCTTGACCTCGTCCAGCGTAACGGTCCGCTTTACCTCGATGACCTGCGATGGCTCGCCGTCAGCTAATCTCGCCTTGTCGATCATTATGCCTGCCGCTATCGGCAGGACTCCATCAGGAATCTTGTTCGCTTCGAGCCGCTCGATGTATTTCTCTACGCTTGATTGGGCAGCGTATCCGATAAGACCCTGAAGAACCTGTTTGCATTGTGCGATGACAGCCTTCTCGCGAGAGCGGACTACTGCGATGGTATTCGGGGAAACTTTGTAGCGGGCCTTGATATGGGTCATCGGCGTACCTTCGACCAGACCTTGGACGACCCCGGCGTAAGCATCGGGACGCTGCTGCTTGAGCGTTGCCGCAGTATAGACAGACGGGCAAGTCTCCTCGACTGTCATCTGGGCCGGGAGATTCCTAGCCTCGTAGTGGACTCGCTTCTTCTTAGTAGGCATATCTCTATAATCGGTGCATGTAGTTTAAAAGAGTTTATAAATACACGCACCAAAGGGGACGATTAGACATAATCACTGTTGGGCGAACCAAGCTTGCGTTGACTGTCAACGGTTTACGCATAACGAACTGCACAACGAAAGGATTGTGCAGGCTCAGGCAGGGGGGGAGGGGGGTCCGGATCGCCGGGCCGCCGGCCCGCCGACCGATTGGCTCCCTCGAAAAAATTTGGGCAATTGCAGTTGCGAAGCTGGTCCGCCTTTACGATATGGCAGCCCTCCACAACCTCGCCGACCGGCGTAGCCCTGACCGTTTCCCCGCTCGCCCAGCCAACCAGCTTATACCTAGAGAATCCTACATGCTCGACCAGCACGTAGGCATCGCAGTGGACTGCGGATTTATTCACCAGAAGATTCTTACCTCGCGAATCATGGTTCACGGTCTTGACGTCGACAGTCCTTCCATCCGGAAGAATGAAGTCGGCTCCGCCTGCTTCCTCGCCAAGATCGGGGCAGAGGTTTAAGGTTTTCGCCACGGCCAGCTCGCCGGCGGCCCCGATAAACTCCCAATCGGTTTTCTGTCCTTCGTCCTTCCTTTGGGACTGATCGACCCGCCCGAGTTCTCTGCATCGCCTTCGTCTATCGACGGCCATGCTCTCGGCTGCATTCCTAAATCCCTCATCTAGATGGACCAGCATATTGGACCATTATAGCGAATACTCTCCTATCCGCGACAATAAATGTCGCAAAAGGGAGAATATGTCCTACAATGTAAACGTGGCCCTTAACTGGACATCGCATCCCGCTCTCCCCACTCTTTCCCCGGAGGACATGAAAGCCATGTCTGCGGAAAAGATTCTGGCGTACTTTAATAGACGCGAGGCGGCCATCGCGGCGGAGCGTGAAAGTCCTTACGACTTCGGGTTTGAGTTGGAGCCGTGGAAGACCGCCGACGAGCAATTGGCCAGCCACTCGGAACTCTTGCTTATGGGCGGCAATCGTGCGGGCAAATCGGAGCTATGCGCGAAGAGGGTAGTCCAATGCCTGACCGAAAACCCCGGAACGGTCATCTGGTGCTTGACCGAGACTTCGGCTAACTCGATTCAGTTCCAGCAGGCATTGATTTTCAAGTACCTGAAGCCGGAGCATAAGCGTCTAGGCAGGACTCCGACCGGATATTTAACGTATTCAATTAAGAACGGATTTACTGCGGCCAAGTTCGTACTGCCGAACAAGAGCGTCTGCATTTTCCGCAACTGGAGTCAGGACATCAGCACCATCGAGGGCGGGGAAATCGGCTGCCCGGCCCCGCCGGTCAACGGCACCCACAACATAGGCTATTGGGCGGACGAGCTTGTGCCGCTCCCGTGGATCGAGACACTTCGCTACAGATGCATCACTCGCTCGCACAAGGAGGCTGATGGCGTAGTTCGCTCTGCGAAAGGGCTGATATCCTTCACGGCGGTGGACGGCTGGAATCCAACCGTCAAGAGTCTGCTTACCGGAGCAAGGACTATCAAGTCTACGGAGGCCGACCTGCTCCCCGGCGAGACAGTCCCGCTGGTCCAGCAGCCACTTCGCAAAGCATCCTCGATAGTATACTTTCATACC